AAACTTATGTTAATCTAGTCACTGAGACTAATATAAACGCACTAACTCCTATGTTGAGTGAAAAATCCTTCAAACCCATAATCGCTGGTCAACTGTTTGTATTAATTGCAAGTCCAGGTGCTGTGCAATTTTTACGTGATATTGGCATAGATACCTTTGATGATCTAATCGATCATGGGTACGATGGAAAAGTTGATCCTAGATCTAGAATCCGTGATGCCATAAAACAGATTGATCATCTGATGACATTAAATTTAGCCGATATATACACACGAATAAGACCAAGATTACTTCGTAATTCAGAATATATAAAATCAATTGAATTCAGGCGGCAATTTCCATTGACTTTTAATATGTAATACTGTTATACTATCAATATGCTTATCCAAAAATACAACTATACCCCCATTAATCGTGACACAGTAGAAGGTAAACGACTTTATACTTTACCAGATGGATCACGTGTTCCTAGTGTTACTACGATACTTGATCGTACCAAACCACAAGAGAAACGTGATGCTCTTGAAAATTGGCGTAAACGTGTAGGCACACAGCAAGCCCAACAGATTACCACAGAAGCCGCCAGCCGCGGCACACGCATGCACAAATGGTTAGAAGACTATGTGCGTAACGATCGAGAAATGGGCTCACCTGGCACTAACCCAAATAGCCAACAGAGCCATGCCATGGCACAAGAAATCGTAGAACATGGACTTAAACATGTAGATGAAGTATGGGGAATTGAGGTGCCTTTATACGTTCCAGGCCTGTATGCAGGCACTACAGATGCCTGTGGAGTATACAAGGGTAACCCGGCAATTATTGACTACAAACAGACTAATAAACCTAAGAAAACCGAGTGGATCGAAGACTATTTCCTACAATTATGTGCCTATGCGGCCGCACATAACGAAGTCCATGGTACAGACATTAAACAAGGTGTGATTCTAATGGCTGTAGCACCTAAACTCCTAGAAGACAATACCTTTGCTAGGCCAGAATTCCAAACGTGGACGGTATCAGGAAACGAATGGACGATCTGGATGGATCGCTGGTTCGATAGAGTCGAGCAGTATTATAAGTTAGCATAAATACTAGATAACGACTTAAGGTGACAACATGGCTGTTTTAGAAGTAGCAAAGATACAGGTACGCAGTGGACTTTATGAAGATTTACCGGCGCTGGACACGGGTGAGTTTGGCTGGTGTGTAGATACCCAACAATTATTCATCGGTAAAGGCACGCTGGCAGAAGGTGCTCCTGAAACTGGTGTAACTGAGATCATAACAGAATATACTGTTGCATCTATCATAAACAGCTTTAATAGCTTGAATGCTAATGTGGCTAACATAGCAGCGGTCGCTGCTGCTATAACTAGCCAACTTGGTAATCTCATACCAATTTCAGTCACTTTATCCAACAATCAATCAACACTGGCCAATGTGACCGCAGTGGCGATTGAAGCATATGGTGCGAGAGATCTTAACTATAGGATCAAGATGAATTCCCATGTTAGATCAGGAACCATTTCAGTGGTCCAAACACAGGGCAATTTAATAACATTTTCTGATGACTATGTTGAATCTGGTGACACCGGAGTTGAACTATATTTCACAGGTAATGCTAGTACACAAACAGCAGTGCTAGGATATACGTCAACGGCAGCCACCACTGGCAATCTGACCTACTACCTACAGTCATTTACGTAAAATGTGGACGAATTTCTGGAACCTGCGGGTCAATGATAGGCTGGCAGAATGGAAGAACTTTCGACATCAACTCAGTGATTTACCATTAGATCAAGCAATTCAAGAACTTAATAACATGTGGAGCACGGCTCCATACGTAACATATTATTTGGATCCTAGCGAACCAAATAGTTGGCCAGATCCCTGGACATTGTTAGCCGAAAATTACTACTGTAATGTTGCTAAAAGCCTAGGAATACTATATACTATATACTTCACCAGTCATAGAGCCGTGGATTTAGAACTACGCATGTATTATGATTACAAGGACAAGGAACGATACACAGTAGCATGGATAGACCAGGGAAAATATATTCTTAATTACTGGCCCTACGAAATAGTAAATACAAAACAGATAGAAGAAAAGCAGTTGCATCTGCTATATCAATATTCGAGCACAGATTTACAGTTAGAAAAATATTAAACAAAGAGGTTTCAAGTGAGCACTATTCAAGTCAAGAAACGCAGTGGACAGATCGTACCATTGGATCTTACAAAATGGCAACTTCAAGTGGCCAAAGTATGCCAAGGCATAGCCGACGTCAGTCAGAGTATGATCGAGATCAAAGCCCAACCACACTTTTACGATGGAATCAGCACACGTGAAATTGACGAAATCACTCTACGTGCTATCGTTGACTTGATTGATGTAGAACATGAGCCAGAAGTAGGACACACTAATTATCAATTTGTAGCAGGCAAGCAACGTTTAAGTATGCTACGCAAAGACATCTATGGTGACTATCAGGTTCCACACTTATACGAAATTGTAAAAACAAATACAGCCACAGGATTATATACACAAGAACTTCTTGAGTGGTATACTGAAGAAGAATGGAACAAGATGGAAGAACTTATCGATCATGCTAAAGATGAAGACTATAGCTATGCGGCTATTGAACAGCTGATTGAAAAATATCTAGTCAAGAATCGATCAACTAAACAACTTTACGAAACCCCACAGGTTCGCTATATGATAGCAGCCGCAACAGTGTTCCATAAAGAAAATCCTGGTCAAAGATTAAAATATATTAAAGATTACTATACCTGCGCCAGTGACGGATTGTTTACGCTCGCCACTCCAGTGCTCGCTGGCTTAGGTACCCCTACAAAACAGTTCAGCAGTTGCGTGCTGATTAAAAGTGATGATGATTTGGATAGCATATTTGCATCCGGAGAGATGATGGCCAAGTACGCAAGTAAGCGTGCTGGCATTGGTCTAGAGATAGGTCGTTTGCGCCCATTAGGGAGTCCTATACGAGGCGGGGAAATCATGCACACTGGCATGATCCCCTTCCTTAAGAAGTGGTTTGGCGACTTACGTAGTTGCAGTCAAGGTGGCATTCGCAATGCTTCCGCAACTGTATTCTATCCTATTTGGCATTTACAGTTCGATGACCTTATCGTACTTAAGAACAATCAAGGCACAGAAGAAACTCGTGTGCGCCATATGGACTATGGTGTTGTACTTAACGCTATGTTCTGGCGCAGATTTAAGAACAAAGAAAATATCACATTCTTTGATCCAAACGAAGTGCCTGACTTGTATGAAGCATTTTATCGAGATACAAAACTTTTTGAAGAGTTGTACGTTAAGTATGAGAAACAAAAAGGTCTGCGTAAGAAAGTATTAAGTGCGGAAGAAGTATTCAAAGGTGGAATCTTAAAAGAACGTACAGACACTGGTCGTATCTATCTTGTGTTCATTGACAACGTCATGAAGCAAGGACCATTCAATCCTGAGTATCATACCATCTATCAGAGCAACCTGTGTTGCGAAATCCTACTGCCCACTAAGCCATTCAAACGCTTGGATGATCCAAATGGTCGCATAGCTCTATGTACATTAGGTAGTATTAATTGGGGAGCATTCCGTAACCCAGAAGACATGCGTCGTGCTTGCAGAATTCTACAACGTAGTCTATGTAATATTCTCGACTATCAAGATTTCCTAAGCATACAAAGTAAGTTGAGCAACGATGAAATTCAACCATTGGGCATTGGTATTACCAATCTTGCTTATTGGCATGCTAAAAAGAATCTACGCTATGGTGAGAAAGATGCACTACAAGAAGTTAAAACGTGGATGGAACATCAGGCCTTCTACCTAACAGAAGCTACTGTAGAGCTTGCTAAAGAACGTGGGGCTTGCGTACACAGTGAGCATACACGCTATGGTAAAGGTTACTTCCCCTGGGAAAATCGTGCTAAAGGTGTAAATAAATTAGCAGATTTTACGCCAACACGTGAACTAGATTGGGAACAACTACGCAGCGACATGAGATCATATGGCGTGCGTAATGCTACATTGATGGCTATCGCTCCTGTGGAAAGTAGTAGTGTTGTTATTAACTCAACTAACGGTATTGAAATGCCGATGAGTTTAATTTCAGTTAAAGAATCAAAAGCAGGTAGCTTTATACAGGTAGTACCAGAGTATAATAAATTAAAGAATAGATATCAACTGATGTGGGAACAGAAGGACTGTGATGGTTATTTAAAAACTGCGGCAGTGTTAGCGGCTTATGTGGATCAAAGTATTAGTACAAACACATTTTACAATCCAGCACATTGGGCAGATCGTAAAGTGCCAAGTACACTAATTGCTAAAAACTTAATGCAGGCACATGCTTGGGGAATCAAGACATTCTACTACAGCCTGATCAATAAACAAGGTGCAAAAGCAGATGCGGAAATTGCACCAACATTAGCGGCACAATCAGATGAAACCGATGAAGACTGCGAGGCATGTAAACTATGAGTAAAGAACAATATAATTTATCAACAAAGACTAACTATCTACAACGCAAGATGTTCCTGGATCCATCAGGTCCTGTGACTATCCAACGTTTTGAAGAAGTAAAATATAATAAGATTGCTAACTTTGAAAACACAGCCAGGGGTTTCTTTTGGCAACCAGAAGAAGTCAGCTTGACTAAAGACAGTCAAGATTTCAAAGATGCCAGCGATGCTGTTAAACATATCTTTACCAGCAACCTATTACGTCAGACTGCTCTTGATAGTTTGCAAGGTCGTGCGCCTAATCAAGTATTCGGACCGGTGGTGAGTCTGCCAGAACTAGAAGCACTCATCAGTAATTGGAGTTTCTTTGAAACTAACATCCACAGTAAGAGCTACAGCCATATTATCCGTAACATTTACAATGTACCAAAAGATGTGTTTAATACAATCCATGACACTGAAGAAATCGTAGGCATGGCCAGTACCATCGGCAACTACTATGATAAGTTACACGTTATTAATTGTCGTAAAGAGCTTGGACATAAGATTGACGAACGTGATCATATCAAAGCCATATGGCTTGCCCTACACGCAAGTTATGGCTTAGAGGCATTCCGCTTTATGGTATCCTTTGCTACAAGCCTAGCCATGGTGGAGAATAAGATATTCATCGGTAACGGCAACATCATCAGCCTAATCTTGCAAGACGAACTACTACACAAAGAGTGGACGGCTTTCTTGATCAATCAAGTGGTCAAAGAGGATCCACGCTTTGCAGACGTCAAAGCAGAATGTGAAGCTGAAGTCTACTCTATGTATCTTGACGTTATTGGTGAAGAAAAAGCCTGGGCAGACTATTTGTTTAAGCTAGGTCCAGTGATCGGACTTAACGCTGCTATTTTAAAAGAGTTTGTAGACTACACAGCGGTAGGAGCACTTAAAGAAATTGGTATTAAGTACAGTAATCCTGCGCCTAAGACCACACCTATACCTTGGTTTAATAAACACAGCGATACTAGCAAGAAACAAACAGCCTTACAAGAAAACGAATCAACAAATTATGTGATCGGAGTCATGGGTGACAGTGTTGAGTATGACGATCTACCGGAGTTATAAGATGTTAACAGTATACAGTAAAAATTATTGTCCTTTTTGCGACAAGGCCAAACACTTATTAAAAACAAAAAATATCGCATACACAGAAATTAAGATCGATGAAGATCAAGAAGCACGTGAGTGGTTGATAGCCCAAGGGCATCGCACAGCACCTCAGATCTACAAGGGTGAAGAACTGTTCGTAGAAGGTGGTTATCAAGGCTTAGCACGATTAACAGATGAAGAATTATTCAATAAACTAGGGGAAATCAATGCTTGAAAAAATAGGATATGCTAAAGATACCGTAGTATCATTTAAGATAGTCAACGGTGACGAAATTGTTGCTAAAATCGTAGAAGAAACACATGATGGGTTTACTATTAATAAACCAACAACAGTCATGCCTAGTCAAAAAGGTCTGGCATTGATGCAGAGTTTATTTACTAGTGACCTAAATAAGAATATAACTCTAGACAAACGACACGTGATGATGCACAGTCCTACTGTTAAAGACGTGGAAGATTATTACATACAGACTACTACTGGTATACAACCAGTTAGTGCTGGCGGTATCATAACCTAGGATGTAGCCATGTATCTTAACCCAACACTTGAATATCAACATATCAGTGAATGGGCTAATCATCTGATTGGTCGCAGGATAACTCCTCGCAACCTTGTTAAAACTCTAGGTAAACATCTTAACAAACATCATCCTGTACGTGTTAAATTATACAGTGGCGCCAAAGGTGCTCTTGATCCAGGCGAGTTCAGTATTGGTGCTGAATATGATCCTGGCCTAGATGAAATCCGTAAGAAACAATTCATCATTGATTTCATATTAAACTATCCTAAAACTATGCCTATGCTGTTCACAGAAGAACTAGCAGAAAAAATTACCATTGATCTAGTAGAAACATTGATTCACGAATATGAACATCAACGACAATATCGTAGTCGTAGATATCGCATGCATAGAAATATGTTTAGAAGCCATCACAAAGATCCCAAGGTCCGAGCTGATCAAGAATATCTAGGTGATCCAGATGAGATAGATGCTTATGCGCAGAATATAGCGGCTAGGCACTATCTTTTAAAATATAAGTTAAATATTACTAGCACTAGCAAGATTAACAGTCCAGATTTAAAACAGTATTATAAGGCATTTGGTAAAGACCACGAAATAACAAAATTACTACTTAAAAAAGTAAAAGAAAATATAAAATATTTCAAGGAAAACGACAATGGCAAAAATCACAGAAGAGTCCACAAACGACCCCAGCTTAAACGAAAGCGATGATGTGTTGGGGGATATACAACCAGAGGATTATGTTTTTGTTGTTAGTTCAGAAGGTATATTGCGTGGTGTAAGCCTACCTGAAGCAGAAGTTGGAACCAGTGACAGAGTAGAAGAAATATTCAACTTCTTTATCAATAGAGATGGCGGCTATCTAGCTAGCAGAACCCTTCACTAGACTACGCAAGTCAAACAAGGTAGCAACTACATCACCTTCATGTAAGATCGCCAGGCCACCTGCTGCTCGCCATTCTTCTATGTTGCTAGGACGATCATCAATTAATATATCACCCGGACGACAATGCTGACATTTCTCATTGCTGTGTGGACCAAACCATACAGGTATTTTAGGCCAACGTGCTTCAATCCATTTGATCTTATCCCAGAACGCCCAAGGTACATCATTCTGTCTAGGAATAGCTGTTAAGAACTTGATATCCATGCTGTTGTCTTTTGCTAGTGATTGAACTTCTGACACTAGTCTATGGGCATCGAGCATTTCGCCCAGTTCAGAATACAGTCTAGGATTAGCTGAAATCTTCGCCCAACCTTCTTGATCATATCTGACACCACCAGGTGTACGGAATCCCACTATAGGTTCAGCGTAGCCATCAAAGTCTGCTACAACTCCGTCCATGTCTAAAAATATTGTTGCCATTATATCCACCTTAATTTAAAATAAAGAGCATCTACTGGATCCTCAAACCTAAAAGCAAATCCTTCTTTTGACTTCCAGCCGTGTAAATGATAACGACCACCTGGTGCAGTAGCCAACCATTCGATGATCACAGGTGGGGTATGACGCCCACCCTTTAGCATTACTTCCCAGGTAATTACAACTTCTTCCCATTCAGCTGGTGGCGGCCATTTAACAAACTGTTCCATCAGTCTAACTCGTTCTTAATACGCCATACGGCCATGCGTGTCTTAGGCCCTATAATACCTATAGGTTCTATACCTTTTGATTTTTGGAATGCTCGGATCTTTTCCTTGGTGCTGAGATCAGGCATACGTTCACGGCATACTCGATGATACTTGTCAAACACATTAAATAATTTACAGTCTCGACCTGTTACAGCATCTAAAGCATGATCAGTTAAGGTCTTGCCAGTAGTGCCATAGGCCACTACATCACCTGCGGTTTTGGCGGTATCTACTGTTTCTGCCACAGCCACAGCGGTAGCACCTGCACCCATATTACCTGCTAGCATGGTCACACACCCCTGTAATAATAAACACATGCATAATATTAATCTCATAGATATTTTAATACGAACATGGTATAATCTTCGTCACGTTCAAAATCAAGATGGACTACGTCAACTCTATCAAAGCCTCCAGGAGCATCATCTATGCTCCACACTTCTGTAGCCTTGCGTAACTGAAATTTAAGTTCTCGACCAATACTCATGGCGGTATAGTCACGACTTAATCTGTGCCATAACTTACCCCAGTCTTGCTCAGTATAACTTAATGTTCTCATACTTCCAAATACTGTAATTTGAAATTATCAGCACCGGGTTCGCGCCCACTATATCCCCGAGGATTACATACTATTCTGGTCTCACCAATCATATAGTCAAAAGGTTCATGCGTATGACCGTGTGTCCATAAACGAATCTGTGGACGATAAGCGATAAAGTCATCTAGGTCACTGGCAAACGCACCATTCATGATCTTGTCATGAGCATACTTAGGATGTATGCTTTTCTTACTAGGACAGTGATGTCCGACTACAACGAACTTATAGTTTGGACGATCGTAGGTAATATGATTGACGTAGTCCATACTACGTTTATGAAACTCAACTGTATCTTCTGGAGTCAAGCGTGCAGGCTTGCCCCATTCGTTTAACGTCCTAGCACTGTTCTTGATTGATTGGAAATCACTCATCATTGATGTGACATGATACAGTGTTAACCCATCTTCCTCGTTCATGTTAGTCCACAAGGTTGTACCAATGAAAGTATAATCACCGATATCTACAGTCTCATTGTCTAAGATGTACAAGTTATCATAGACCAGTTCACGCTTCAAATGCTCAGCGGTATATTGTATGTCACCATTGTAGGATTCATGATTACCTAATACATATACGACCTTAGGGAAACGTTCACAGCATTCTTTGAAGAACTTTCTATAACGACCGTCATGATGATGTTCACCGTTCAGATGTTTAGCCACGCAGATATCACCAGACAAGATCAATACATCAGCTGCCTCTGTGTTATGCAATTCTATCGCGCCAAACTCTAAGTGTAGGTCACTGCCCAATGCTATCTTCATACCTCAATATACCCTTCAATTAATTCTAATACACGATCCCGTGATCGTGCCTTCCACAATCGTATACCTAAACGATATCCTATGTCACCACTTTCTAAATCCCTAACAATTTTCGGAAAGGTATTACTAAACGCCTGCCCTAGGCGATAGTCGGGATTGCCTAATACTTCAAACACAAACTGCTTTTCAAAAGCCTCAAACTCCTGCATGGTTATCTTCATGTCCACTCCAATAGGAACTTGCTACACTCTGCATCTCGTTCAAACTCTAAATAGAATAGTTCATCATCTGTTAACATGCGAACATCATATCCATGGGCACGCAACCAACCAGGAATTTCATCCCAGACAAAGTATCCATTCTCAAGACCAAATCTCGTGATGATCTTATCTACCAGGTGATCACTAAGCTGTAGTCTCATGCGTATTTTAAATTAAACAATAAGAACTTTTGTTCATCAACTATATCATGGTTGGGTAATATACCATCGTAGTCATAGTAGATACGGATACCATAGTGCTCAGTAAGCCAAAATTGGAAGTCGGCCTTGTCCCCACCGGCGGCACCATATTCTAACTGTGCCTTGCGTAATAGTTCCCACCAACGTCCATCATCACCCACGATGGTGTTGATACGTTCCTGTGGTTGATATAACTTATTATTATTTTGTGAAGACATAAACACCTTCCCACTTCTCACGCCCTTTGTTTTTGTCGTTGCCTACACCTGGTCTTGTATTTAATATCATACGTATAGTCTGCTTGTGTTTGAAACCCAATTTTTCAGCAGTTTCACGCCAACGATCAACAACCTTAAACTCTTTGTTGCCATATGATTTATAGTCGGCGATATTGGTAGCAAAGATGCCATCACTGTTTAATCCCTTGTGGATATTCCGCATGGTAGGCACCACATAACCTTCAAACCATTCATCTAAGGTAGTGTAACGATTCATACACTGTGTGGGTTCATCTGAATATTTTTCTAAGTTAAAGTATGGCGGACTACTAAATGCCAAGTCAACATCCTCAGGTTCATATTCTTCACTGACTGCTTGTATGATCTGTCCACTGTTGCCTATACTATCATGTATCAGCTGATTGAGATATTTTAAATATCCAACAGTTTCGGTGTTGGGATCTATGCCTGTATAGTTATACACCATCTTGCTAGTAGTGATGCCTAACAAGCGACCACCATAGCCAGCTGAATAATCATAGACCTGCCCCCACAAAGTAGGACATAACCATTCAACCAGAGTGCGGGCATTTAGAGGTTTAAAATTCTGTATGTTCTCTCCCGTGACCAGTTCCAATGCCCTGCGTAAGGCAGTCGGGCTGACTAGATTCTGTCCATCACGATATTCAAAGCAGATCTTGATAGCACGATGCAGTTTACGATCATCTAAGAAACGATCACGTAGACTATTACTGCCACGACCTTTGGGCTCAGCTGTCATCATGTTAGGGAACAAGAAACGATTGATAGTCTGCCCTTGGTTATTACCTAAGCCAATGCGATCCTCTTTGACCTCATTGCTGATGCTGTCATACAAGACTTTGATATCAGTGATCAGACCCTGTTCAGTGTAGTAGTCGATAGGCACTACGTTGATGCCACGATAGATAGCACATACTTCTTCGATGACAGTCTCTGGACTACCTTGATAACGACTTTTGGTATAGCCAGCCAGTTGCTCTGCTACACTTTCATAGCAGGTAAAGGTAGTAGCACCTTGTAGGCGTGCCAGAGTAGCATACTGCTCAACACCCCATGTTTTATGTAGTTGTTCGATCATGCTAATATTATACACTCAACCTGCCATAAAAGCAAGTGATTTTTATCATTGACAAAACTCTAATTTGAGCATATAATATAGGTTATGAAAAAATTTGAAATCAATGACATATTACAGTGGACAGGTGCTCCTTTGATAATCACAGGGCATACTCTTAATGCTATTGGACCCACGATGTATCCTTGGAATATTCTAGTGTTCTTTTGGGGGACGGCCTGCTTTTTCGCTTGGAGTATCCGTACCCGTAATAAGCCGCAGACCTTGGTAAATTTCATCAGTTTGGTTATTGGAATTTATGGTATTTTTTCGGCATTTTTTGGTTGACTTTTTGGTTGTTTGATGCTATAAT